GCGTGGCTATCAAAGCTGTTGCGCCTTTCTTCCTAAATCTCATTCGAGCAGAGCCGCCAGAGAAGTCTACAGCCGCGCCAGTATCAAACCTAGTAATAGTGGCTTTGATTTGTGGGGCGCTATCGCCTTGTACTAAAGTATATGTTTGCATTAATCTTACTCCGGCTTAATAGGCCATATTATATCACTTAAAGAGGTGACGTCTGCATAGGTTTCTGGTATGTCTCTCAGTGCCTGCCTGTAGGCTGTCCATTCTGCTTTCTTTGCAGTTGTTAAAGGGCTGTCTGGTATTTGTGTCCAGTCGGAGTTAAACAAGTAAGAATCTCGATACTTTCTTATTTCAATAACCAGCTGAGAGTTATCTAACACCCAGCTGTTGTTACTCCAAACCATGTAACTCCCTGTACGTTCAGTCCGAGCCATCCATTGACCACTCTCAAAGTCCCAGAACTTTAACTGTATAAACTCTTGGTTGTCAGCATCAAGTGGCAACTGCTTTGCCATTAAGCCTCCGTACATCTCACTATCAAGATACATATCATCGAGCTGCGTAGAGCAAACAGTTGCAACTTCTCCATTTTCTTTTATCAAAGCTATTTTATTCATTATCCGTTATACCTCGCAATTACTTGAGTTCTGGTGTCTTGAGATTCTACTGTTGGAGCTGTACCCGACTCACTTGGTGCAGTTAAACCATACTGAGCACCTACAGAAATAGACTGAGGAAACCCACCAAGGTTAGGCTCGTACTGGTAGTTTCCATAAGAAGCCCTGTAGTATATCGTACCGTTGCTTTGTATCCTTGACACTTTGCCCATTGCGTTTAAACAAAGATAATAATCATAAACATTAGTCCCAGTCTTCCAACCGGGGTTAGTCTCATTGAAGTTAAAGTTAACAGCAGAAGGATAAGACAACGTGTATGTGTATGCTTCAACACACTCCATATCTTTGTACTCGCTAGAAAAGGCCAAGCTACCATCAGGGTTGTATGTGTTGAAACCATAACCTGTTGATGGGGCCGCTGTAGCTTCAGTACAAATAACGTAATCAAAAGAACCTTGATAAAAGTTAAATGTAAGAGTTCTACCTATTACAAACGTATTTGCAGAGTAATCTATGTAACCCCAGAAAGTTATCGTATTACCCTGACCGACACCATTTGTAGAGCTTGGCTTTATAAAGATTACAAAATCAGTACCAAGACCCGGAGGTAGGGCCGTTACTAATGTTGGAGCTTGGGGGAAATTACTAGTAGTTCCTGAAAGCAAAACTTGCAAGTTGCTATAAGAAGAATCTATCTGAGTATACCCTGATTCATTTAATACTTGTATTCCATTAGTCACTTCTAAGTCCTAAACAAAAGTAATTTATAGTCGTGAGTCCCTGATACCAACGCTGTTATAGTTATTGATCCAGTGTTGAGTGTGGTTTGTATTTCCCATGCAGTCTCTACACTATTATTATAACCCCACGTACCATCGTTTGTTAAACCTGCAACAGATATAGTTACAGGGCTTCCAAAGGTTACTACTCCAGAGTAGAAAGCTGAGAATTTAATTAAGCGCCAATTAGTATCTAGTGTAATGTTACCAAGGTTGTCAAAAACTTGCACACCATAACTCATATATCTAACCTCCCGATCTTAACCCTTAATGTTGTTGCATCAAAGATCTTAATTACCTGAGAAGTAATCTCCATGCGCTCACCACTATTGGCTGATTTCACATCTATACCACTAGCAGAGGTGCCCGCTACAGTAACAAGGCCAACATCAATAGTACCTGTTTTTAACAGACCGCCGTTTATAGTGGTTATCTCAGTGCTAGAAGCATTTTCAAGCTCGCTGTTTAGGTTGGTAAACGTCACCAGACCGTCAAACTGAACGCTATTAAATGGAATGTTAAACGTTCTTGTCTGAGTTCCATTAAATGTTGCTTCAGTTACATGCCAGTAAGTAGCCCAGTATTTAGCATCACCACCTGTGTTTGTCGGTGGAGTAGTAGACCAGTTAGCCGTTAAGCCTCCAAATGATCCTGTTACAAAGTTGTAAGACGTTGCGCTTGGAGAGGCAGGCGCGCTTGCTTGTGACACAGAATAATAAAGATAACCATCTGCATTTCGTGGGCCAGCCGCGCCATCACTTCCGTCTGTGCCGTCTGTGCCGTTTGTTCCGTCTGTGCCGTTTGAGGCAAGAAGCTGCGGGGCAGACCAATCACTTGTTCCAATTACTGAATCTGTAGAACTTGTCGATGCAGCTATTGCGTTACAAACATATAAATTGTCAGTTCCTGCGGGGAGAGTTCCAGTAAAGCTATTGCCCAAATCATTATTATTAAACGTAGCAGTGCTAAACGTCCAAGTTCTTGTTGTGCTTGGTTTGTCTGTTACGGTAGAGGCAGATCTTTTGTAAGCGTAAACAACAGCCGTATTAAATCCATCAGCTCCGTCTGTACCGTCTGCACCGTCTGTACCGTCAGAACCTACACTTCCTAGAATATTAGGTGCAGACCAATCAGATGCAGCAACAGAATCAGTTGCACCTGAGGATGAAGCAACAGCAGCGCAAATGTAAAGGTCATCTGACCCTGAAGGAACTGAAGCAGTCCAGCTATTTCCTAAATCATTGTTGTTAAATGTTGCCGTAGCAAATGTCCACGTTCTTTCCGTTGTCGGCTTGTCTGTAGATACTAAAGCTGATGCTGAACGCTTGTACGCATAAACAGGTGCAGTATTTATGCCATCAGAACCATTATCTCCATCAATTCCGTTGCTGCCGTTTTGAACAAACAAGATTGGAGAAGTCCAGCTTAAAGTAGAATCTGTACCTGTAGCTCCTGCTATTTGAGCTTGAGTTGTTGACGCATAGATTGGATCAGTTCCTGTAGGAATAGATGCAGACCAACTTGAGGGGGCAGTAATTGTATTGCTTGTAAAGTTGTAAGAGCCTCCAGAAGGAGCCGACGGCGGTAAAGCCGATCTTTGATAAACAGGAAATACAAACGTACTTAATCCGTTTGTCCCGTCAGTTCCATCAGTTCCATCAGTGCCATCAGTGCCGTCTGTACCATCATTACCATTTTCTGCAATTATTACAGGTGTAGACCAAGTTCCTGCCGTAACAGTGCCGGTATCTCCTGATACGGAAAACTGGAATGTGGCTTGATAAATTGGATCAGTTCCAGACGGAACGGCAGTATACCAATCAGTAGGAGCGGTTAACGTGTTTGTGCCAAAGTTAAACGTACCACCTGTAGGCGCTAAAAGCGTAGTTGCAGACCTTCTAAATATTGGAGCCGTAAACGTAGAAGTGCCATCAGAACCGTTAATAGCTGCGGCGTTAGTAGTTGCCGTTACTTCGGCAGTAAACGCTGACTTATTTCCGCTGTAATCAACAGATTTAAACTTGTAAAAGAATGCAGTCGCATCAGCAAGACCGCCATTTAAAAACTCTGCCTTAGCTGACCATCCTCCACCAACCGTAGCAACCAAGGCAAACGTGCCGGCACTTGATGTTGCTCTGTAAACTTCAACATTAGAAAAATCTTTATCCGCTGGGTTAGTCCACTCAAGGCTAATTGACTTATAGCCAGCGGTTGCTGATGGGCTACCAACTACAGCGGGGGCGGTAGTATCACCAACTGCTGTTACGTTAGCCGTTACAAATGCGCTCTTGACCCCTAGCTCATTTATTGCCCTCACTCTAGTGTAATAAGTTGCAGCGCCAATTGTAGGGCTAATAGTGAACTGCGTACCTTCTACATCAAAAGAGTTCCAATCAGAATTGTTTGTTGACCACTGATAATCATACTTAATAACAAAAGAATCTGCGCTTGCCGTCCAAGTTGATACGATCTGTGGTGCAATAGTTCCGTCTAAGTTTGTGGCTGTAGATGCTGTGCCAGCAAAAGAAGTAGGAGCGGCAACAGTCCTACCGTCATACAAAGAAAGTTCACCACCTGCAAGATAATCTAACTCGTCAGAAGATTCCCAATCATATAAAGCAGCTGCCGTTTCGATAGCTTGAACATTTACTATGATTTCACCAGATCCGTCAAGGGATAGCTCATATCCTATTACCTGAAATACTTTCTGGTCCCAGCCCATCTTGACATTGCTTACCATTACATTATCGCCAGCCTTAAATTTCAAAGCCGTTAAATTGCAGGGGATAGTAATGGTTGTTTGTTGTCTTGATTGCAATAATGCAAGTTTAGCTATTCTTTGCGCTCTTATATTATTGGTCGTAAACGGCAATGCCATATCTAGGTAAATAGGGTCGCCATCTTCTGCGCTAAATGTAGAGCTTATTTGAGCCGGATAATCTGCTGTGTTGTAGTTGTCTTCTTCACTTCTAAATACGCCCTTAACACCGTTGTATAAACCTCTGCGCGACTGCTTAGTTTGCACCTCTAAACTGCCAACCATTATAGACTCATCAACGGTCACAGTAGGGGCTACATATTCTCCGCCAGATATAAAGTATTCTCCGCCAGAGTGAACTAGCTTGCCAGACATAGCAGAAAGCATTGCCTCTATATTTTCTTTCTTTGAGTTGCCGGTATCTAAAACGCCATCAAGAACGTATCTAGGCTGATCACCTCCAGCAGCCAAAGCTACAGGCTCATCACATAAAGCAACAGCTGCTGTAAGCTCGGCTAAATTGATATTAGAGGCAGGTTCTGAAAGACCATACCTTGTATCAAGCAGGTAATCATAAGCGCATAAAGCTGGGTTCTGAGTCCATTCAGTAACGCTTGTGATTGGGTTGAATACTTTCTTCCCTCGAATTACAGCAGAGAAATTTGGCAGACCATTAGGGAA